TAGAGTCCAACAACCTGTGGGCGTGGTATCAGGCCAAGAACGTCCGGGCGACTATCTATGAGGTCACCAACCACGAGCAGAAGGCGGTCAAGCAACGCGCCGACATGGACGAGATCATGGAAAAGGCCCGTGCGGCTGAAGCCAAGCGGGATGCAGCCAAGGCCAAGTCTTCCTACTACTCTTACTCCGGCATGGCGCTGCAACTGGCCATCGTCCTGTCCTCTGCGGCTATCCTGGCCGTCACTCTGAGCCTGTTCTACGCTTCCATTGGCGTGGGGGCGGTAGGGGTGCTTCTGTTCTTCTTTGCTCTAGGAGCCTGACATGGCATGGTCAGACGTACTCAAGGCAGTCATCCCCATCGTGGTGGCCGCACTCGCATGGCTACTTGGTCAAGTGGCGTCCTTCTCTGAGCGTCTGACCAAGATCGAGGGGCAGATGCCCGCGCTCATCACCAAGGAAGGCGTGCCCACCGACAGCCCAATCAGCGCAGAACGCAGGGCGATACTGAAAGAGCAACTGATGACGCACATCAACGACCTTCAGGTCAAGGTCAGGCTGCTTGAGGAACGCGAGCGCATTGCCAAGGGGAACAAGTGATGTTTGAAATCCTGAGTGGTGGCCTACTGGGCAGCATCTTCGGCGGTCTGTTTCGACTTGCCCCTGAAGTCCTGAAGTTCATGGACAAGGGCAATGAGCGCAAGCATGAACTGTCGATGTTCACGCTTCAGACCGACCTTGAGAAGATGCGCGGTCAGTTTAAGATGGAAGAACGGTACGTTGACTACAGCGTCAACCAACTCGACGCTATCAAGGAAGCCTTTAAAGAACAAGCCACAACCGCTAAAGAGGCGGGATGGTTTGTCGCGGCTGTCTCTGCCCTTGTGCGACCCGGCATCACCTGGGCGTTGTTTTTCATGTATGCCACGGTCAAGGCGGCGGCAATCTACATGGCATTCAAGTCAGGCGGTCATTGGTCAGAAGTCATCACCCGCGTTTGGGATGCCGACGACTTCGCCATGCTGAATATGTGCCTGACGTTTTGGTTTGTCGGAAGAAGTATTGAGAAGTATCAGAAGTGACTTCCGAAGCTATCAAGATTGCTCGGGAAACACTGTGCAAGCCCTTTGAGGGTTACGCCAAACGTTTGCCTGACGGGTCTTGCAAAGCCTATCCCGACCCCGGCACAGGCGGGCATCCTTGGACGATTGGGTGGGGCAGCACTGGACCCGAAGTGACGCCTGACACGGTGTGGACAGAGGCGCAAGCGCAGGAATCGTTAGACAATCATCTGCTGCATTTCTGCGCGGGGGTGCTGAAGCTGTCCCCGATTCTTTTAAAACAACCCGCACGCAGACTTGCGGCTATCATTTCTTTCGCGTACAACTGCGGTCTAGGCAACTACCGCATCTCGACACTCAAGAAACGCATAGATGCTCAAGATTGGTCGGGAGCGCAAGAAGAAATCGTCAAGTGGAACAAGGCCGCAGGCAGGGTTATGAAAGGGCTAACCCTTCGGCGGCAAGCTGAAGCTGCCCTTTTAGGATAAGACAAGATGCCATTTAGTAGCGCAAGCGGTAAGGATTTCATTCGTTCACTCAACCTCAAAGTCAAAACAGTTCTCGATGTCGGCGCAGGCAGCGGCACCTACAAGGACTTGTTTCCTGACCTGGGTAAAGAATGGACAGCGGTGGAAGTTTGGGCACCGTATGTCGAGAAGTACAACCTAGCGGCCAAATACGATAACGTCATTGTTGACGACATTCGTAGGCTAGATTTTTCTGAGCAATACGACCTTTGCATTCTTGGCGATGTGCTTGAGCACATGACGGTCGAAGAAGCCAAGGATGTGTTCGCCAAGCTCAAGAAGTGCTGCGCCACCGTCATCATCAGTATTCCCCTGGGGCACTATCCTCAAGGTGAGTTTGACGGCAACCCATACGAAGCTCATGTGGTTGACAACTGGACGCATGAGCAAGTCATCAATGTTTTTGGGCATCCTTACGCCCATCACATTGACAAAGAAATCGGCGTGTACGTCTATCGCAAACACAAGATTGCCGTGTATGCGATCAGCAAGAACGAAGAACAGTTTGTAGAACGATTCTGCGCGTCAGCTAAGGACGCTGACCTGATCCTAATTGCCGACACCGGGTCTGAGGACGACACCGCAGTCAAAGCTGCCGAGTGTGGCGCTACGGTCTACGACATCTGCATCACGCCCTGGCGCTTCGACAAGGCGCGGGACGCGGCACTAGCCTTGATCCCTCGGGACATTGATATCTGCATCAGCCTCGACCTAGACGAAGTGCTAGAGCCGAGATGGCGCGAGGAAATCGAACGGGTGTGGAAGCTCGGGGAAACGACCCGGTTGCGCTATATGTTCGACTGGGGCCACAACATTCGGTTCAAGTACGAAAAGATACACGCCCGCCACGGCTATCGGTGGCACCACCCGGTTCACGAATACCCGGTGCCGGATGGCCGAATCAACGAAGTCTATGCCGAGACAGATGAACTACTTGTCAGTCACCACCCCGACCCGAGTAAGAGCCGTGGACAGTACCTTCCGCTGCTTAGGATGGCAGTTGCTGAAGACCCTCGCTGCCCTCGGAATGCTTTTTACTTTGCTCGGGAACTGACGTTCTATCGTCTGTGGGATGAGGCGATTGACCGGCTCAATTACTACCTGAAGATGCCCGAGGCGACTTGGCAGAACGAACGCTGCTACGCGATGCGCCTGCTGTCGGAAGCCTATCAAGCCAAGGGCGATTATTGGCAGGCACTCACCTGGGCGCGCAGGGCCACCGCTGAGGCACCCTACACGCGAGAGCCTTGGGTTCGGGTGGCTGAGTTGGCCTACTCAACGCACAATTGGCCTGAGTGCTATGCGGCTTGTCGAACAGCCCTTGAGATCAAGGACAAGGCGGCTGTATACACAATGGACCCGTCAGTGTGGACGGAGAAGCCTCACGATTACCTAAGCATCGCGGCATGGCACCTGGGCATGAAGGGCGAGGCGCTTGAACATTGCAAAAAAGCCTTGGAATTTGCGCCCGAAGATGAGCGCATCAAGGCCAATCTCGCTATGATGGAAGCGTAGTTGCTAATGTCTCCTCTCCCGAGTTTGAGGGCATTCTCGGGTTAGCCCCCCTTAGCGGGGGCTTTCTTTTGCCACTCGGACATGATCACTCGCTCAAGGTACTTGCGGCCTGCGATGCCTCGGTGCTTCTCCACATCGCGAAGATACTCCCGACGCTCTGCAAGGGGTTTGGCAAGGACGTAGCGGGCTTCGCATTCGGCACGAAATTGCTCAGACGCACGATAGTCTCGGTCTGCCCCGGCTTCTGACGGGTCAAGACCTTGTGCTTGTTCTTGCACATTCGTGACCTTCTTGTCCACTGCTCTGTCTTCCTTGTCTCAAGGGTGCGAAGAAACAAACCACACTCAGGGCATTTCATCTTTGGACAACTCAAGGTCAATCATCAGGTTGCGGATGGTTGCATGGAGCATACCGATTTCGCGGTTTAGCCTTGAGATGTCATCGTCAGGACAACGGGCTTTTGCTTCTTCATAAATGCTGTTAAGCAAAGCATCTGCGACCTTGTGCGTTTCGTCTATTCGTTTCTTGTAGTTCATCACAGCCCCATGAATCGCGTCATGTTTAGCTTGACCGCCGGTTCCATGTCCTGAGAGTCTGCTCGGTCTTGTCTGCCCCACCACACGATCCCGTCATGGGAAAAGTCTGTTGTTCTTGTATAGCCAATGCAATCAGGAAAGCCAACCACGAGATAGAAGGGCAACCTAGCGATTCGGCACATCTGCTCTGCTGCTGACCACTTGGCTAGACTGATCTTGAAACCCCCATAGCGGTCATGTGTCTCAAGGTCGTACTTAGTGGTCTTGATTTCGGCAAACGCGAAGGCTTTTTCTCCTCGCGTCATCGCGTAGTCGAGGTGATAGCGAATCGGCAGCTTCATCATTTGGCATTGCGCCTTTTCAGCGAACCGATCCGCTATCTGTTGCTCTACGCTCAGATGCTTCTGAGTTTCGTAGAGTGGCCTCATCTAAATATCCAAAGGATCGCCAAGATGACGCCGATGCAAACGGCGGCCATGCGCCACTCGCTAGGCTTGTCTTGCTCAATGATTGGATAGCCGACCACGAACTCGCATTCGGCCATCGTGCGGGGTGTCTTGTAGTGTGATGATTTCATGGTCAGAGACTGAACGGGCAGTAAGAAGTGAACACTCGGGTGGTGGTGTACTTGCATTGGTAGTCCACGCAGTACGTCCCCACATACCGATAACCTTGCGCGGTGCTGATGCCCTCACAAGAAATCAGCGTGCCCGCACGGGCGAAGGCCACCACCGGCGAGAGGTTGGCGGCGGCGATGAGGAGAATGAATAGAGTTTTCATCAGAAAGGCACCTCGTCAAAGGTTTCAGGGTTGTTGTCGGGGTCATGGCGGCGACCCGACGCGGAAGGTGGGGACTCTTTAAGTCTGTCCCCGGCAAAGGCAACGCTGTCCACGATGCCGGTCAAGCTGCTCTTTTGATTGCCGTCGTTGCCCTTAAAGGTCTTCACATGGACATCCTTCAGGTCAACAAACAGCGTCACGCCTTTCTTGAGGTAGGGCGCAAGCGACTCGGCGCGTTTGCCGAATAGCGTGGCGTCTACCCACTGTGAGGGCATCTTGCCGGTTTGATCCTTCATGCCGTAATTCCACGCAAGGGAGATGTTGGCAACAGGCTCACCGCCTGCGGTGCGGCGCAGTTCGACATCCTTACCGATGCGACCGACTCCAATTAGCTTCATCATTGGGAAATCCTTTCGACCATCTTGGTCACTTCATCTAGAAACAAACGCACTTCCTTCTCAATGTCCGCGATCAGTGCGTCATCGCGGTCAACCCTGACAATCATCAGTTGAAGGTGGTCAGGGAAACGGGGGTCATAGCTCACGAAGTCGCAGAACTTCCGACCCGTACACGCCATCTGCCACTGCATCTGATACACATACTTCGTATCAGGCTTGCGCGTGGACAGGTTCTTCAGGTGCTGCTTGGACTCAGGGCACTTGATCTCAATCAGCCCATCTTCCCCGACAAACCCGTCAGGCGATGCGCCGGACATAGGGATCGTCGGATGCTCAATCATCCCCACCTCGGTAACAAAGTTCCCTGTTGTGGACTCATAGGCTGACCGGGCTGCGGGTTCCTGATCAACGCCCCACTGCATCGCGGCGTTCATAAACGACGGCGCTTGAGCATTGGTGATGCGCTCTAGCGCAAGCTCCATCAGGTAGTTTTCCCGCGATGCTCCATATCCCGTCTTTGTCTTTGCCATCACATCGGCAATTCGAGATGCCGTGGCCTTGCCTAGACGGGCGGCAAACCATTCAGGTGATTTCTGTTCCATCACGCCCCCGCCTTCTCTGCTGCGTTCTTGAGGGAAGGCCCGTGCGCCGCCCACAAAGCACGCTTCTGTCCGGTGTTGGGCATGGCGGCGAACTGCTTATTTAGGGTCGCCACGCCCCCCATTGCGGCGTCTTGGAGCATGGGTAGCCACTGACGCTCAAAAGCGGCGTAATCGGGGTCAGGACGCTTAGAAGCGGCATTGCCGTCGTCATCCTCCGGGGCGATGCCACAGGTCGCCATGAGCGAGTACCGGCGGGCATAGGTCAAGGCCGAGCCATAGCCCTGCGGGTCTTGCTTGGCGGCGGGCACATGGAGTTTGCCCCCACTGATCACCTCACCCGACTCATGCAGCAGGGACGTTTCCACAATCACGCCATCGGTGCATTCGTGCGTCTGCTGAATCAAGGCAATGCCGTTGTTGTTCAAGGCATCAATGACTGCCTCAACGCAGGCGGCAAGGTCGGCGTATCGGCTTTTAAAGTGGGGGTTTGAGGAAGTCTTGAGCGCAGGGGCGAATGCCTTTTGCGCCTTTACGAAGGCTTGTGCTATCTGTTTCATGTCTTGTCTTTCACTTAGAAGGGTGCGGGTGGAGCCTTGGCAATCTTGTCGCGTTTCTGCTCGGCAAGCAGGCGCGACAGCACCTTGGGTGGTAAGGCTCCAAAAGGCCAACCAAGGGGGTTCTTTTGTTTGTTAGGTGAGAGCGTCATCATTTAGTCCCGTAAAAGCTCTATTGTCGTCAGATGTTAGCGTGTTTTAAGGGTGAAAACCCTAGTAAGCCAATCAATCGCTTGTCCGTTGCTGACCTGTCCACTCGT